ACCTGCGCGAGGCCAACCTGAGCGGGGCCGACCTGCGCGGGGCCAACCTGCGCGATGCCAACCTGCGCGGGGCCGACCTGCGCGAGGCCAACCTGCGCGGGGCCGACCTGCGCGGGGCCGACCTGAACTCTGCCGCGAATGTGGTCAGCGTTACCGGCATCGGGTCGGCTCGCCGCATGACGACGTATCGCGCCGACACGGACGAAATTTGGTGCGGGTGCTTCAAGGGCACGCTTGCCGAGTTTGCCAAGAAGATCAATCAGACGCACAAGGACAACCCCGAGCACCTAGCTCACTATCGGGCGGCGGTGGCGTTCTTTCGGGCGTACAAGAAGAACGTGAAGCCGGTTGAGAAGAAACAGCAGCGCGCCTAGGCGCAGGAGGGGTGAGATGAGTGACGAAATACCAGTGGTGCTGTCGCGATGCTGGCCTGCATTTGTCGCGTCTGCGATGGGAGAAGCATTCTATTCGGTCTATGCCCACCGAGACGGGCGCAGAGTCAGATATGTGCGCGGATGGACTGGAAGAAACGAGAACCAAGAAGCCGTCGAATCATTCAAGGGGCGCAGGAACACCAACGGCACCGCTGGCAGCATTGAGATGTACGAGGCTTTCCCCGGCGAGGACGTTTGCTGCGGGTGTGTGGCGTCAATCGAAACCGGACAGGTCAAGAACGGCGAGTACAACCTAAGGTGGGGAAAGTCCACGCCTAGCTTTCGTAGCGGAGCAGGTGCCACATCATATTGCACGACATGTGCAGAGCGAGAAGCAGACGACTTGCTCAAGAAGTTTAAGCTGCACATGCGCTGGCTTGGATTCGTCGTTGAGAAAGTCGAGCGATCAAACCGAGAGGCTGCACCAAACGGCAGCATGTTGTAAAAAGGAGCAACCCATGACTAACCCGACGAGCGACCCGACAGCGATCAGGCCGTGCCCTTTCTGTGGCAGTAATGACATCATAACTACTTGTGCAGATGGCCCAGAGTGGAATGTTATGTGTCGAAAATGTTGTAGCTCTAGCCATTGGGACCAGACGGAGGATGGTGCCATCGCCGCATGGAACCGCCGAGCGCCCAAGCAGGCAGAGGGCGAGCGGTCGTGCGATGGGTGCCGACTCGACATCGACCCAATGCCCGTTTGCTTCACGTGCAAGCGGTATCGTTTTCTAACCGACAACTACACGCCAGCGGCCAAGGGCGGGGAGGCGGCGACATGAGCCTAAACAAATCAGTCGGCAACATGTACACATGGGTAACGCACACCCATACACACCTTCGCGGAAAGTGTCCTCACGAATGTGCGTACTGCTACGTGCAGTCCCACGAACGCCGTTGGCAATCCGGCGCGTTCGCTGGTCCGCTGCGCCTGAAGGAAGACGAACTAAAGGTTAAGTATGGAACCGGAAAGGTGATCTTCATAGAACACCAGAACGACCTGTTTGCCGAAGACGTTCCGCATGAAACCGTTCGAGCTGTTTTGGATCACTGCTGCCAGTGGCCAGAAAATGAGTATGTGTTTCAGACCAAGAATCCGGCACGACTGGCGTTCTGCTTCACCGAACATCTGCCGCCGCGATGGATGATCGGAACTACCATCGAAAGCAACAGGTGGCACGAACAAATGGGGAAATCTCCACATCCTTCTGCGCGACACTTCGCCATGTTGAAACTGCGGCTGGATTTCCCTGACGCCAAACTCTTCTGCACCATCGAGCCGATCATGCAGTTTGATCTTGATGACATGGTACTGATCGCAGAATGGAAGCCGACGTTCGTGAACATCGGCGCGGACAGCAAGGGGAACAATCTGCCCGAGCCGACACGCGATGAAGTGCTGGCGCTTGCGGCTGAGCTTACCAAGCGCGGAGTTGAGATAAGAAACAAGAGCAACCTTGAAAGGCTGGTGACGAAATGAACGACAAAGACAAGAAAACAATCACCGACGCACTTGAACAACTCCACGGCAAGACGGGAGATGCGTACAGGCTCGCCGTGCGCGCCCACTGGCAGGCAGACGCGGCAGAGCGTGACGCCGAGCAGGAGATTCAAGACCGATTCCGCCCGCACTGGGCCGCCATCATGGCGATTATCAAACGCGAGTGCCGTATGCGTAGGCTCACATTCACAGCCAGCCACTGCGGGTACGACAAGGTTTCGCATGTGCAGATCTCTAAGCACCACCCACACGCGGTTGGAATCAACCATATCGACTACACGGTATCACCGTACATCCAGATTCAATTCTGGGTTGGGCACGGCATGAAAATCGAATGGTGTGGGCATGCAAGGACTGCGAAAGAGTTTGAACGCAAGTTTGTCGTGCTGCTTTCCACGCTGGACGGATACATCGGCGGGTGCATCAAAGTAGGCGGCAAGGATTGCGACGACTGCGCCATGCCGTCCACCTATCCGCAGCACGAAAAGACGCAGCGGTGTAAGACCTGCCAGGAAGGAAGTTTGCGGATATGACCCGCAAGCATAAAGATGCAGACGAGCAGGCGCGAGGGGAGAAAATGCGTCTGCACAACGAGGCGCTGGCCGTATGGGATGAAGAACGTGCCAATAAACTAAAGGAAAACAATGACCAACCTAATTAGCATGACCATTGCCATCTTGATTCAGGTCGAATCTCATGGCAACGTGGGCGCAGTCGGCGACCATGGCCGAGCCGTTGGCCTGACGCAGATTCATCCGTGTATCGTGCGCGAATGCAATCGCATTTATCCGCAGCATGAGTTCACGCTCAACGATAGATACGATCCTTGGATTAACGTGGAGATGGCTCGAATCTGGCTTTCACGTGAGGCCAACCGGCGTAAAATCACAGACCCCGTTGCACTGGCTGCGCGGTGGAATCGGCCACGCACAGGCCGCCCAACACGCGAGTACCGACGCAGACTGAACGAGTGCTGGAAAAGAATGCAGAAAACAGGAGACCTGAAATGACCATCTACATCGTGTCTAAAATGAAGGGACTGCCATGGTTCAATTTCGATGCGTTAGACGCTGCCCGCGACGAAATAATCCGACGCGGCCACACGCCGATCTCGCCGGCCGACCTTGACCGCGCTGCTGGATTCGACCCGCACCGCGATTGCTCACCCGAATACGATTGGCGTGTCATTCCACCAGGGTTCGATTTTGAAGCATGCGTGACCCGCGACATCGAAGCCGTGCGCCGCGCAGACGCGATCTGCATGATTGGCAACTGGCAGGACAGCAGTGGGGCGCTGGCCGAATACTTCCTTGCTCGGTGGCTTAGAAAGTTGGAGTTCAATGGTGTTGAAAGTGTGCCAGACCTGGCAGCAGAAAAGAATGCCGAACAACCGTTGACGCAAAATCCGCGCAGTGATATTGTCTGAATCGTTCGCTGCAATAGCGACTGCGTGACCCCGCAGACAAAGCAAGGATACCAAGTGACAATCTCCGCACCAGCTAGCGCGTTCGTTTTTTCCGATTGCCTATCAATCGGTCCTTGCGGGTCAGGCGTGTCTAGCTGGTGCGGTCTTCGTTTAGGAGTACACCATGGAATCCCTAAAAGTAGTCTCGCTTGAAGTCGAGAACGTCAAACGGGTTCGCCGTGTTGACATGACCTTCGATGAAACCGGCCTCACCGTTATCGGCGGCAAAAACGCGCAGGGCAAAACATCCCTGTTAGATGCCGTCAAGTGGACACTTGGCGGGGACCGCTTCCGTCCTTCTGATCCTGGTCATGAAGGCGCTCAGCCGGAAACCAAGGTCACGCTTTCAAACGGAATGATTGCCGAAATCCACGGCAAGAATTCTAGCTTGAAGGTTACGGACCCAAGCGGAAAACGTGGCGGTATCACGTTGGTTCAGGACTTCATCGGCACGTTCGCCCTGGACCTGCCCAAGTTCCTCAACAGCACGGCCACTGACAAGTGCAAGATGCTGATGGACACATTCCCAGGGCTTGGCAAGAAGCTGGCCGACCTGAATGCGGAAAAGGCCAAGGTCTATCAGGAACGGCTGACAGTGGGCCGTGAGATGGAGAAGAAGGACAAGCACGCCAAGGACTTGCCTTATGACGAGTCGGCGCCGGAGCAACTTCTCTCTACCTCCGACATGGCCGCGAAACTGACTGCTACCCTGTCGAAGAACGCGGCAAACAAGGCGGCGCGTGACAACGTGCTGGTTGGCAAGATGCGGGCCGAGAACGCCGCAAAGAATGTGCTGGCAAAGGCTGGACGGGTTTCCGAAGTCGAGCGCATGCTGGCAGAGGCCAAGGACGCGCTGAATCACGCCATTGCCGAGCGCACCGGATTTGACGAGCAAGTCAAGCAATCGGAGCGAACCGCGGCAGACCTGATTGACGACGATGTTTCCAGCGTCAAGAAGGAGATGGGGGAAATCGACGTTATCAACGCCAAGGTGCGGCAAAACCTGGAGAAGGCGCACGCCGAAGACGAGGCCAGCACCTTGCGTGTGGAATACAACGCCCTGTCAGACCGGATAGAACAAATCGACGCCGAACGCGTGGCGCTGATGGATACGGTCAAGCTGCCACTGCCAGAACTCGCCATTGACGACGGTGAGCTGATCTACAACGGCCAGAAGTGGGATTGCATGTCCGGCGCCGAGCACTTGAAGGTTGGCACGGCCATTTGCATGGTCCTGAAACCTTCGTGCGGGTTTGTCCTTTTGGACGAGCTTGAGAAGATGGACCTGGACACCATGAAGGAGTTTGGCGAGTGGCTTGTTGAAAACAACATGCAGGCCATTGGCACGCGGGTTTCACGCGGTGAAGAGTGCAGCGTGATTATCGACGATGGTATTGTGGTTCAAGTGAACAAGAAGGAGTCAGGTTTCGACCTGTAAGTTATGGAAATTCCACCTATCCAAGTCAGTTTGCCTGCCAGCACGCAGACTGAAAGCATAAAAAACCTTGCCGCGGCACTGTGCGCTGCCCTGCCCAACATCCCGGAGATTGCCAAGAATCGGCATGCTTCCGTGCGGTCCAAGAAGGGCGATGACAGCAGCTATAAGTACGCATACGCAGACCTTTCAGACATCCTTGCGGCTTGCACAAAGCCCATGGCCGAACAAGGTCTATGCGTGGTTTGGTCTACTACACCGACCGACCGTGGCGCAATCCTGTCCGGTATCCTGATTCACGCCGGCAGCGGGGAATGGATGAAATCCAGCCTTGCCATCCCTCCTATGGCCAATCCGCAGGAGATGGGGTCAATGCTGGCCTACCTGAAACGGTACATCTTTGGCCTGCTGGTGCCCGTAGCTGCCACAGAGGCAGACGATGATGGCCAAAGGGCATGCAAGGGTCAGGATGACGACGAAGCGGCTCAGGCGGCGCTCTTGGAGGCCAAACGCAAGGAACGGGAAGAGTGGGCGGCAAAGAAGAAGGCGGCTGGGCAGTACACGAAGGTTGAACCGATTGCCGAGGAGAAACAGCTTGCGGAAGCTGGCCTTGCGCCGGCCACGGTTGCAGATGCCACGCAGATTGTTGTCCGTGGCGACCGCACGACAGACAACACGGTAACGGTCATTGGTTCGGCGATGGAAGAAAAGACGCATGTTTCCGAATCCGTCGCAACCCCACCGCCAACCGTGCCGAAGCACCTTCAAGACATGATGTTCGCGCTTGAAGAGGAGGGAATCTCGATTGACAAGTTCGTCAAGTGGGCAACCTCTCCGAGGGACTACGAAAAGAAGGGGCGATTGCTTCCCGAAGGGACCAAATTCGAGAACTTCACCGAGGATCTTATCAAGGCGATTTTGCAGCCTAACAAGTGGAATTCGATTCGCAAGCATCTGAAGTAAAGGGATACCAATGAAAAAGACTCTAACACTTTCAAAAAAGATCACGGTTGAAATGTTGCGCAATGATCGGTCATTGTGTTTAGAAGTTACAGGTGTACTGAGCATTAATTTGAGCGGGGACGTGTCCGGCCTGAGCGGGGACGTGTCCGGCCTGAGCGGGGACGTGTCCGGCCTGAGCGGGCACGTGTCCGGCCTGAGCGGGTACGTGTCCGGACTGAGCGGGGACGGGTCCGGCCTGAGAGGGGACGTGTCCGGCCTGAGCGGGGACGTGCACGAATGCGAAATCATGGATGATGAGCGCGAAAATGGCATTAACATCAAAGACTTGATTGTTTGATAAACAGAAAGGGATACCAATGAGCGAGAAGATGATGGGATGGGATTCACAGATTACCGAAGCGCCGATTCTGCCGGCAACGGACGCGGCTGGGAACAAGATCGACTACGATTTTGAAATCAGCCAGTTCAAGCGCAATGCAGCGCGTGAGTTTGCGAAAGGTGCATATACGGCTCTATCTATTGACCTGAAAATGAATCTGAAGGCCGAAGTGGATGGAGTTGTTCACGAAGACACAGCGGAGGATATGCTGATTCTGACCGTCAAGAATCAATTCAGGATCTTCCAGTACTTCACGGCCATCGGCCTTCGCGCCAAGGGTTCGGGAAACTTTGACCCGGTCAAGACGAAGGCATGGGAACCGGCAACCAACGTCGGTATGGTGGGCAAGTGCCATATCAAGATCGACGAGTTCAACGGGCAAAAGCGAGTCAAGATCGACCGCTATCTGGAACCTGCGGACGCAGGGATTGACGTGTAATGACACCACGCCCGTACCAGCAAAAGGGAAGGTTGGCCGTCCACGAGGCGTGGAAGCACTACCAGCGCGTGCTAGTGGTGTGGCCAACTGGTGCAGGGAAAACCATACTGTTCTCCCTGATTGCATCAGACGTGGTGCAACAGGGTGGCAGGGTTTTGATTCTCGCAGACCGGCACGAACTGTTGCAGCAGGCGCAGCAGAAACTTTCCTATGTAACAGGTTTGGATTCGGCGCTGGAAAAGGCCGATTCATCCGCATATGGAGAATTGGAACGTGTAACCGTTGGCAGTGTTCAGACCATGATGAACCTTTCACGCCTAGAGCGATTCCCAAGGGACTATTACACGCACATCATTGTTGATGAGTGCGACAAGTGCCTTGCTGACTCGTATCAACGTATCTTTTCCTACTTTGAGAAAGCCAAAGTGTTGGGCGTCACGGCCACCCCTGACCGGGGTGATCTGAAAGACCTTGGACGATTTTTTGAAACCAAGGCCGACGAGTACCTGTTACCGCAGGCCATCGCAGATGATTTCCTTTGCAAGATGCGATGCCAGATGTTGCCGCTGCAAATCAACCTTAACGGCGTTAAGTGCGGGGCTGACTTCGATGACGGAGAACTGGGAACCGCCCTTGATCCGTACATTCCAAAAATTTCCGAGGAACTTTGGGAATACTGCCAACATCGCAAGTTGCTCGTGTTTGCGCCTCTTTGCGCCACGGCCAGAAAAATGAGGGACGCGCTTGCGGCTGTTGGGTTCAATGCCTTCTACGCAAGCGGAGAATACAGGGACGAATTGAAGGATTGGGAGAAGGCCGGAAAAGGCTCCTGCATGGTGAATGCCATGCTGCTCGGACGTGGGTACGATCATCCAATGATTGATTCGGTTGCAGTGTTCCGACCAACCAAGGTGCGAAGTTTGTTTTCCCAGATGATCGGGCGCGGAACCAGAAAATACCCAGGCAAAGAATACCTATTGATCCTCGACGCCCTTTGGCTGTCCGAAAAGCACAGCCTTTGCCACCCGGCGCACCTGCTAGCCGAATCGGACGAGATTGCAGAAATAATGGTCAAGCGATCAGAGGCCACAGCAGGAGGAGAGGCCGAAGACGTGGACATGGACGCCGTGGCCGACGCCCAGGCCGAATTTCTGAAACAGCGGGAAGAAGTCTTGGCAAAGAAGCTGGCCGAACAGCGCCGGAAGAAAGCCAAGCTGGTTGACCCTCTACAATTCGCCGTATCCATCGGAGACGAATCTCTGGTTGATTATCAGCCGACCATGAAGGACGAAGGCAAGCCGGCCACGCTTGAACAGATGAAGTTCTTGGAAGAGCAGGGGCTTTCAACAACTGAGATGACGCAGGGACTTGCGCACCGGACTATTGAGGCGTTGTCCAAGCGGAAGAACGAAGGGCTTGCACTGCCGAAGCAAATACGATTCTTGGAACGTATGGGTTTTCAGCATGTCGGGAAAATGAAACGCGGGGAGTGCGGCATACTGATTGGCCGTATCTCTGCAAACAATTGGCGGGTGCCAGATAATCTGATGCACCTGTGCGGAAACAAGGTGGTGAATGTTGCATGAGCTATCTTTATTCGCGGGCGCTGGTGGCGGAATTCTTTCAGGCAAACTCCTTGGATGGAGAACTGTTTGCGCCGTCGAACTCGACCCCTACGCCGCAAGCGTACTTGTCGCAAGACAAAATGACGGTATTCTCCCGCCCTTCCCTATCTGGGATGACGTTTGCACCTTTGACGGAAAACCATGGAAAGGAATTGTTGACGTGGTTTCAGGCGGGTTTCCCTGCCAGGACATCAGCATCTGCGGCAAAGGCGCAGGACTCGACGGTGCGCGTTCCGGGCTATGGAAGGAAATGCGAAGAATCATTAGCGAAGTTCAACCAAGATTCGTCTTCGTGGAAAACTCGCCAATGCTCACTATTCGGGGGGGGGGGGCAAGAGTCATTGGAGATTTGGCCTCGATGGGCTACATGGGACGCAACTGCTGTTTGGGAGGATTCTCCGTCAATGGTTGTTCAAACGGTGAGCGCATGTGGATCTTCGCTGTTAAGGCCGACGGCACAAGGCTGGAAAGCGTGGACGTTCAAAAACCTGTTATGTCTGGTTCGCCGGAATCATGCAGACGGCAATATACAGGAGCAATCGGCGCGATGCTTTCACAGGATGATTACACCAGAATCAAACGAGATTCTGCTTATGTGGCCGCAGGGATGGACAGACTTAAAGCCATTGGGAATGGACAGAATCCGGCAGTGGCTTCGCTCGCATGGCATATTCTGTCAGGACAACAAGCGCGAACGCTGCCCTGAGTCAGACTTCATGCGTACTTACGACGATGATTTTTTGCCATAAACAGACTCAGTAAAACAAACCACGATCTTCGGATTTGCGCCGATTGCAAAGCGAAAGAACAGGAACTTGAAACGCGCCATCACAGCCGAACACGACGACGCAATGATTGACTGCGTTGAATCCCTCGACTGGACCAGCACAATCGCAAGCGGTCATACTTTCGTTCGGTCTGACCGCTTGCTTTTTACCTGCTGGATGTGCGGAGAATCTGGAACACACGACGACAACAAATGGGTGCGATGCACCAACCGTGAGTGTATGCTCTCTTCAAACCCCGTTCCACGTGCCGCATGGCAGCAGGCCGGAGGAGACGCAAAACAGTGTATGACATGGGCCAAACGATTCTGGAAAATACAAGGAAAATACAATGGTATCGCCAAGTCTTGATTGGAATAGCCTGCTAATTGCAGGCGCAAGAAGCGAAATCGAAGCGGAATACATCGAGCCGGAAATTGTACCGGTGGCCAACGAGGATGCAAAAAACGACCTCGTTAACTACCTGACGGCCGTCTTTTCGGAAGGCGAACACATCGCCATCTGCACCGATTCACCGGACGGCGCGAAGGTTGGAAAAATCAACCACAACCTGACTGCCGGCGAACTGATAGACTCCATCAACTCCGGCAAGCCAATGGGCGAAGTAATCGGCGACACCGGGGAAGCCGGCGCATGGATCGGATTCAACCCGCTGGACGGCCAGGGGAGCCGAGACGCCAATATCACCGCCTACCGTCACGCCCTGATTCAATCCGACGAAGGCGAGATCGGCCACCAGCTTTCAATCATCCGGGCATTGCGCTTGCCATGCTCCGCCCTGATCCACTCCGGGGGAAGGTCCATCCATGCCATCGTCAAGATAGACGCTGCCGGCAAATCCGAATACCGGGACCGGGTAGACTACCTGTACAAGATCGTGGCAAAGGCCGGACTACAGGTGGACGGCAAGCACCGATACCCCAGCCGACTGACCCGTCTCCCAGGCGTCCGACGCGGTCTGGACATGCAATATCTCATTCCCGTGGAAAACGCTTTCCAGACGTGGGAAGAGTGGTTTCAGTACGTGGAAGACCTTCACGACGACCTGCCCGACATCGAGAGCCTTTCTGACACCCGCGACAACCCGCCCGAGCTTGACCCCGAGATTATCAGGGGGGTGCTGCGCAAAGGGCACAAGATGCTCATTTCTGGCCCATCCAAGGCCGGCAAGTCGTGGGGGCTTCAATCCCTGTGCATCGCCGTGGCAGAGGGATCTTCGTGGATGGGATTCCCGTGCGTCAAGGGGCGGGCGCTCTACGTCAACTGCGAACTCGCCCGGGCGTCCGGTATCAACCGCTTCCACATCCTTTACGAGGCCAAGGAGATCAAAAAGGGCAGCATGGACCAGATCGACGTTTGGAACATCCGGGGCACCTGCGCCGCAATGTCCAAGCTGGCGCCCAAGCTGATCCGCAGGGCCAAGGAACGCGACGGCTACAGCATCATCGTGGTTGACCCCCTCTACAAGGTTGAAGAGGGCGACGAAAACGCCGCACATGTGATGATGAGCCTGTTCAACCTGTTTGAGATGGTGGCGCTCAAGACCGGAGCTGCTCTGGTATACGCCCACCACCACAGCAAGGGGGACCAGGGCGGTAAGAAGGCAGGCGACCGTGGTTCTGGTTCCGGTGTGATCCACCGTGATCCCGACGCCCTACTTGACCTTATCGAGCTGGTCCTGCCATCCGCCAGGCGGCAGCAGCTCACCAACCGCATCCAGCTCGAGAAACTTCAGGCGCTGGCCACCTCCCATGGCGTTGACTTCCCTGACGGGGACGTGGCTGACGTGGCAGACGCCGCGGTGATCCACCTTTCGGCCAACATCCCGGCCGATGACCTTGACGAAGCCATGCAAGCCGGCGCCGAGACTGCCCGACTCATGGAAGGCTTCCGTTTGGACGGTTCCCTGCGCGAATTCCCAAAGTTCAAGCCGCGGGAGGTATTTTTCCGCTGGCCCTGCCATGTTGAGGACCAGTGGCAGCTCCTTGCCGATGCCAAGGCGGCAGGCGAGGAGGCGCCCTGGATGGCGGCACAGCGGGAGAAGGAGAAGGGCGCCAAGGAGAGGAAGAGCGCCAAGTCCGAGGCTCTGGATGCCGCCATTTCCGCGTCGGGTGGACCAGGGTGCAATATCGAGGCGGTTGCCGAACATCTTGGATTGGCCGAGCAGTCCACGCGTTTCCGTATCAACGGCCGCAAGGATGGCGTCGGACACAGCAATAAGTGGATCGTCGAGGATGGCCGGGTTTGCTTCCGCAAGCAGCCCAAGGGGGCTAAACTCGATGTCTGAGCTATCCGCCAGACCAGAGCTTAAGGCGTACTTTGCCAAGGGGTATTGGGCCTGCCAGTGCCCCGGCTACCTGCTGCGCCGGCCGGAACAGATGGAGTGCCCCGTCTGCATGGCCAAATGCCCAACGGCGGCTGTTGGCACCACGCCTCCGGCGTCAGCCCCAGCCGCGTCAGCCCCTCCTCAAAAGCCAAATAAGGGTCCGAACAAGACCGAAGCGGAAGCCAAGCGCCGGTTCTGCCCGGGCGATGCCAGGTACGAGGGTTTGACATTTGTGATGGCGTCCGGACACCGCTATACTCCCGACTTCTGCTGGTGGGTTGGCGACCGGCTGCATTGCCTGGAGGTCAAGGGATCCTACAAGCTGGGCAGCTACGGCCGGGCAAAACTCGCTTTCGACCAGTGCAAAGTCGAGTTCGCTTGTGTCTCATGGATTTGGGCCGAGCGGCAAAAAGACGGTTCATGGAGGGTGCAAAAGTGAGTCCATCGGGAACATTAGGTTACAAGTTACATACAGCAACGGTTGTAATTGTAACCTTGGCATACTACGCTCTTTTTTGTGCGTACAGGTTACAGGTTACATTCTTGGCACGTCTGTCACATGTAACGCTTGAGGTTACAAGTTACATTTTCCTCCCCCCTACGGGGGGTATTGTAACGTGTAACATCACACTTGCGATGCTCACGTCCGGTTGGGTACAGATTATTGGGGTCCGACAGGCTACCCCCAAAATCAATACCCTGCCCGGAGTGGTGAGCAGGGGTTTTTGTGAGACACATTAACGCATAGGAGTACCAGAATTATGAGTGAAGAGAACGTGACGCCAAAACCGACCACAAAAAAATCTCCCCGTTCGTGTGCGTCCGCCTTGCGCCGCCAGATGATCCTGGGATGCCTCCGCGCCCACCCGACCCTGCGCGAGGGGATGGCTGCTGCCGGCGTCCGGTTTGCCCAACTCCGAGGCACGGCCAGCCGGGTACCAGACTTTGGTGCCGCGCTGAAGGAGATCATGGCCATGCACCGTGCTGCGCGCAAGGCCCGCCACAAGCCCGAGAACCGGGCGGCGGTCAGAGCCATGGTTGCGGCAGGGGTGCCGAGTGGCGTGGCGCGGACGGCGTTGCGGAGGATGCATGGCGACCGTCGTGGGCCGTGCGCTGACCCGGTGACGACGGTGGCGGTCGAGACCCCATCACCATCGGTCGAGGATGGCCACGCAGAGCAGGTGCAAAAGATTCTGTGAAATGGTGGTTGCGCTCCTATAGCCGCTATAGTACAGTGTCGTTGTTGGCCGGGATAGGCCCGGCTGGCAAAACGGAGATTGGCTATGACCGGCAGCTACGTACTCGGATCGTCACACTATACGCGCACGAAGATGCCCGGACGATGGGGAGATGTGATCGGTGCAATCATCGCGTGCGCGATCTGGTTTGCCATCGGGTGGATGGTGGGGGAGGCGACATGACCCAGCAGACCTTTGCCATCCTGCGCCCGGAGCGCACGCGCAACATCGTCCCTCCGCCCATGCTGCCAGACGAGATGTCGCGCGCCAATGCCGAGCGGCGCAAGGCCCGCACCATCGCCCGCGGCTGGCTCTGCCCGTGCGGCCGGGCCGGCAATCACTGCGCAGTCTGCGGCTGGTGCGGCGCAGGCACGCGCAAGGGCGGGCGCCATGAGTGACCCAACCCCGCTGGACCTTGCCCGCGCCTACCTGATAGCCATCGGGCGCCGGGGCGGCACTGGATGCAGCCTGCGCAAGCGGGAGCACCTGGTGCGTGCCAGGGCGGCCAGGGCGGCAAAAAAGCAACAGGCCAAGGAGTCGCGCCATGAGTAATCACAAGGGACGCGCCGGCAAGCACAAGGCCAACGAGGCGCAGCGGCACTGGCAGGGCGGGTATGGCGCCGCCGCTGCCATGCACCTGGTCCGCATAACCAAAGCCAAGCAGCACGCTCTGCGCGAGGCCCGCGAACTGATGATGGACCGCATCGACTCCATCGCGCACTGATCTCCACAAACCAACCCCAGAAAGACCAAGACCATGAGCGACGACAAACTGACCAGCGCATCGCACCGAGCACATATCGCACAAGCCAAAGCAGATATCGCCAAGGCCGCAAGCGACGTGATGATTGCCCGCGCCAATCCTCCGACGCAGACCGATGACCCAGTTGCGGTTGCCGAATCGCATGTTGCGCTGGCCGAGCTGACTCTCGCACTCGCGCAGAAGCGCCTCGAACTCGCCAAGATTCGAGCCGATTCGGCGAGTTAACCCCGCTACAGTCGATCCGTTGCCGTCTCGCCTAACCGGTGGGACGGCATTTCTTTTGGCTTTGACCTGATTGGGCGGCAGGCGTATCTTTTGCGGCATGGATGAGATTGCCACCACCGGGCCGCGGCTGCTGCGGGTCATCATCGGCAAGCCGACCGACGCTGACATCCGCGAGCGCATTGAGCACTTCCACGGCGTGACGACGCTCGTTGCGCAGTCCCTGGGGATGCAGTCCGAGGAGCTGACCGCCCGCATCGCCAAGTCGTCAGACCTGGCCTACTCGCTCCAGTGTCAAGCCGCCAAAGCCGATGGCCACGCCACGGTTGCGATACGCGCCGGGTGCTGTGAGCACAATCCGGTCTGGGTGGCCATGCGGTTGCGCGAGCGCGAGAAAGAGTTCGAGCGCCGTGGCAGTGGTGGCACGGGCGGGGACCAGCCCATAGATTTTACCCGCGAGATCGAGTCCGCGGCAGACTGCACCGACGCCGAGCTACAGGCAATCATCATGCGCGATGCCAAGCCGGCGCCGGGCGAACGCTGCCCATGCTGCGGGCATGTCGAGGCCGCGGAGCCCGAGACGGCGGAGATAGTCCCGTGAGCAAGCCGCCCGCCAAGCGCCGCACGACCAGATGGGAGCGGCAGTGCGACGGGCTGACGTATCGACGCGGCAGGGGGTTCAGCCAGCAGGACGTGGACGCGGTGTCGCTGTCCATCCGCCGCACGAGTCGCACCAGCGTGGACGAACAGGGCCGCATCCGAGGCGAGGCGAGTGACGCGATTATCGAGGAGCGGCGATGGGCGGACCTGTGACACTGCTGGGCGGGCTGACCGGCGCGGATGCCATGGCGGCGCAGGTGCAGCGGTATCGTGCGCGGCGGCGGATGATCGACTTCATGGCCGCGACGTGGAACGGAGGGCCGGGTGCTCCATTCATCGTAGGGCGTCACACGCTGGGGATCTGCGCGGCGCTGGACAGGGCAATTGCTCAACTCAAGCGCGGGGTGTCCACGTACATGCTGATACGAGTGCCGTTTCGTCATGGCAAAAGCCTGGCGGTTTCGACGTACTTCCCATCATTCGCGCTTGGCCATCTACACGGCTTGGACCCGGACATCATGCTGGTTGGCTGCGACGCCTCGCTGGCTGTCGGGTTCTCTCGTGAGGCGCAGGCCATCGTATCGAGCGACGAGTACGGGCGATTGTTTCCCGGCGTGAGGATCAATCGCAAGTACACGGGCAGCGAAGAGTGGGGCATGGACGGCAGCCGCGGTAAGTTGCGGGCTGTGGGGTTCGAGAGCAAGCGCATGACCGGGCGCGGCGCCACGATTCTGATACCTGACGACTGGTGCGGCAGCCGGGAAGAGGCGGAGAGCCCAACCATCCGCGATGCACGATGGGATGGGCTGCGCAACAACCTGATGACCCGGCGTGCGCCCGTGAGCATCGTGGCCATCGTTGGCACGCCCTGGCACATTGACGGGGTGCAGGAGCGAATTCTCAAGGAGATGAAGGGTAATCCGGAGTTCCCGCAGTTCGAGACGATCAGCTATCCTGCGCGGACAGCGCGGCCTGATGGGACATGGGAGTACTTGTTTCCAGAGCGGTTTGGGGAGAAGTGGTATCGGGAGATGTACGCCACCCTCACACCCTACGAAGCCGCCGGCCTGCTGGATGTCAACCCCGTAGCAGCATCCGGCAACATGGCGTCGCGCCTATGGTTCCTGCGCGTGCCTGCGCCGCCGACCGGGACAGTTGTGAAGGACGTGCGGTACTGGGATTGCGCCGCCACGGCCAAGCGCACGAGCGACTACACGGCCAGCGGGCGCGTGCTGAAGTACAACGATGGCAAGGAGTGCATCGCCGGGATCACGCTGGATCGGATCAACTATGCGCAGATTGGCGATGCGATGCTTGCACAGGCGCGGACGGACGGACGGCAGACGGAGATTTGGATTGAGTTCGAGAAGGGCAGCATGGGTTTGATTGGTCCGGCCGAACTGGCAAGGCCACTGATTGGCGAGGGCTACACGGTCATGCTGTGCAAGAGACCGACCGGGCCGAAGCACACGATCTGGAACGGGATGCTGACGGCGGCATGGCAGATGCACGGGCGCGGGGCAGGCATGCCGATTGTAGACGGGCCGAACGTGGACGGGTTCCTGGCCAACGTGGACGCGGCGCCGAGTCCTGCGCACGACGATGACCTGGACGCGGTTAGCGGGGCGCACAACGCCGTGAATGGATTGCTGGAGAGCGAGGCCGCGGTTGGCGGCGGGATGCGGATGCAGGTGAGGTGAGGTGATAGGAGGGCGAAGGCGTGATAGGTCTTACTGGTTTCGCGCTATCCGATGGCGGCGTATGCCTTTCCGGCGACGTGGTTGTCGAGCGCATGGCGGCGGATGAGGCGTACAAGAAAGGCTCATGGCCGTGGTCCAACGCCTTCATGCAGGGCGACGTTCGCGCGGCGGTGGCGTGGCCAGACCGGGAGATCAAGAGCGGCGGGGACATGGCCAATGGGTGCGTTGCCGTGGCAGTGCTGGACCCGGCAGGCGACATGCGCGTGGTGACGATGCAGTCATACGATCTGGTCAGCACGGGCATGGTAGGCGGTGTCATGCGCGAGGGGCTGGCAGTGATGCTGCGCGACCTGACATCCTGGGGCATCCGGCAAATCAGCGTGCAATCAGACGACGCCAAGCAGGCCGAATCATGGTGGGCGATGGTGCGCAAAGACCCCGCGTGTACGGCCAAGCGCATGCCGGTTGATGGGGTGGGCGAGATTGACAGGGCGCTGACGGTGTTCCGGGAGATGGCGACAAGGATCATCACGCCGCGGGCATACGCTACGGCCATGGAGCAGGCGGACGCGCGGGGCGAAGTCACGCCGGCCAAGAAGGCGCTGGCCATGCTGGCGCTGTCGTACAAGTTCCAGCAGCAGCGCCGAGTGCGTCCGGAGGATACCCGGTGGCAGGGGTGGAACTGAGGGTTGCGCTAACCGTCCCCGGCATGGTAGCATTTTGGCACATCTCGGAGGCCGCATGAAAACTATCCCATCTTGGCTGTCGGCGCTGGCCGGCATGACTCTGTTCGCTTCGGTTGCCTGCGCAGGCGATTACATGATTGTGCGCGATGTGGGCGCGATGCCCGGCACCACCACGAACATTGCCAAGATTCTCCCGCACCCGGACGGCGGTGAGTTGATTGAGTTCCATGCGTGGACAGGTGGCAACGACACGGCCACGCTGCAACGGGTGTCGTCTGACTTGGAGGTCACGAACCAACTGGCTGTGCTTGCGCTTCCGGGGCCGACCAGCGTCTGGCTGGTGTCGAGCAACTTCACCGCGGTAGCCAAGGCCGCAGGCGCCAATGACTTCATTCAGGTCAATGGCACCGGCACAAATAAGTTCAAGTGGGCAAGCGTGTGGCGCATTCACGTCGGCCTGTAGGAGGCCGCGCATGCAGGGCAACACACAGCAGACCACCCTCGAAAAGTTTGTCTCTGATACTCTGACCCGCGCCAAGCAGAACCGCGGCCAGACGATGACTACCGGGGCGGGCAGCGATGCCACCGCTGGTCTTGAACAGAAATGGTCTGCCAATCTTCTCGCGTCCATCCCGAACCATGTCATGCCAAGCGTGGCCGGATTCAAACCGGCGTGGCGCGAGAGCGACGGCAAGGAGCGGTGGAGGAGTTCGGCTCGGTCCGGGTCCACGGCAAACGCCCTATCCACGGCGCACGACTTCTTCAGCGATGTCCTGTTCGCCACAGGCAATGTCCCGTTCCGAATCGGACTGGTGGACGACCACGGTCAGAACCTGCCAATGCCGGCGGAGGAGCAGGCTGCGCAGGAAGAGAAGATCGAGAAGCACCTGGACTCACGGCACCAGAAGTGCGGCGGCGTGAAGCAGCTCCTGAGTGCGGCGGATGGCAGTGCGATGTATGGCACGCGCGTGATGCACTGCTATCTGACCGCCGACGAGAATGAAACTTCCGGCATGCGCCCTGCGTTCGAGGATGTGAACATCTGGGAATGCTTCTGGGACATGGACAACCTTGGCGAGTTGGACGAGGGCGAGTTCTTCAACCGTCGCCAGCGCAAGAGCAGGCGCGACGTGATGAAGTGGGCGCGGGCGATCAATAAGACGGCGCTGAAAGAACACGGCGGCGAACAGATCGACATTGAAGCGCTGAAGGCATCGTTCGGGCACGGGGCGAACGCTGCGGCCATTGGCACGAACGGGACCGGCGATCAGACCGGAACGCCCGAGTCAACCGACCTGATTTACCAGAACAAGACCGAGGTCATGGATGAGATGTGGATTCACGTTCCGCGCCGGGCGGTCGATGACTACGCGCAGAACCACGTGAATGCCATAAAGTACGTGCATCCCGATTCGGTTGACGTGGTAGACGCGGCCGGCAACACGGTTGCGACGATTGCGCCGCCGGCTGAAGGCGCCGCGGTAGAAGGCGCGACGGACACCGCCATCCCTGACACGAACGATGACACCGGGGAATACGTTTGGATTCTGACGCACCTGTGCAACGAGAAGATGGTTGGCATGTTGCCGGAGCCTGGCAAGCTGCCGTACAAGCGCGGTGAGTGGATGCGGATGCCGGGGTGTCGTGACGCGCTTGGCATCCCCGACCGCAACGACTCGAACCAGCGCGTTCTCGATGGTCTGTTCGTGGCGATGGACAATGACAACAAGCACGCCCGCACGGTGGTGGCGTCGAAGACCGGGACGATTGCCAACGGCGGGCGCATGGAAGACATGCTCGCCAAGCCGATTGCATACGTCGAGGTTGACGCCGGGCTTACCGGAGCGATTGACGGGATGATCAAAGTATTCAACATGCCGACCAACGGCGAAGTCTACATGCGGGCCATCGAGTTTTTCAACCGCATGTCTGACATGGATTCAGGCGTCCCGCGCATTCAGCAGGGGCAGAAGAGCGAGGGCGGCAACACGGCGTTCGAGTTGAAGCAGCGGCTGGACAACAGCGGTCGGCACTGCGGCGATAAGATTCGCGGGCTGGACGAGGACATTGTTTGGATCAACTCCTGGATGCTGAAGATGGACGTTGAGCTTGGCAACATTGAACTGCCATCGGATGTCGAAGTCAAGGGCGGCGGGTTCCGGAAGTTCAGCAAACAGTTGTCGGCATGCTCTACACTCATGGCGATCATGCAGCTTGCCAAGGAGTTCCCGGAGGTCAAGGACCGGATGAACGTGGCCTGGGTGCTGGCTGAGTACGCCGAGGCGCAGGGGCAGGATCCGGAGAAGTACTGGATCAGCGAGGCCGAGTACCAGAACAAGGTCCAGCAGCGCGGGCAGTCTCCCGAGGCGCAGCAGCAGCAGCAGCAGATGCAGGCGGCGCTGGAGAAGATCCAAGCGGCCACGGCCAAGGACAACGCGCTGGCACAGAAGGCGATTGCCGAGGCGCAGTCCATTGGCGCCGGAGTGGGACACGCGGACAGCCGCTTGCAGCTTGACCGGGCCAAGGGTGCGATGGACATTGCCGCCAAGATGCGCGGCGAGAGTACCCGCGCCAGTCGCAGGGCCGAGACCATGGAGCCGAGCAAGATTGTCCGGATGCGCCAGAAGGTAGACAAGGCGGCATGATTCTGATACCTTTTCGACACGTTTCCAACCAACCACCAACCCGAGGGGCGACCGAATGAAGATCACCGAAGTACCGTTCAGCATGACCGTTGAAGATACGAAGACGTGGATGCTGGTCATGCAGCAGCTCACGTCCGGCGGCACCCCGAAGGAAAACACGCGCGAACGGTGGCAGAAGTTCCGGTGTTGCATGATGACCAACCACCAGCGGTTGCAAGCCGCATGGGATGACCGCGCCAAGGAAATTGGCGTTGAGCGCACCCTGATTCTCGTCAACATCTGCGGCAGTGCGCAACGCGCCACCGACTACGACGCCGAGATGCAAGCCGTGTTCAAGGCGTTCGGCGAGTACCGTAATGACCAAGGCAAGTTCGAGTTCAAGCCAGGGTCTGCGGCGGGCAAGCGCTTCTCGAACAAGATCAACGAGATCAACGCCAAGTTCAAGGACGTGGGCGAGGCGTCCAAGAAGTTCGCCGAGCGTCAGGCCGAAATGCTGGCCGAAGACATCACAGTCAAACTGGTGTGCTGCGACTACAACGAGGTGCCCGATGATGTCGGGTGCGCGTACATCGGGTTCATCAGCAAGATCCTCATGGGCATGCCGAAGCTGAGGTTCTGGCATGCGGCGTTGCTGCGCGAGTCGCGGAATGATCCGGACACGGCGCAGATGGTTGTGCGCTCAATCAGCAAGGCCATTGACGCGGCGATGGAAGCCAAGAAGACCAACGGCGAAATCGCAATGGACGTGTTCCGCGCCCTGTACCAGCCCACCGATGAGGCATTCAATGCTCCTGCGGTTGCAGGTTCCGGCGTGGTTCAGTTCACCCCGCCGGCCAAGGCATGAGCCAGCGCCGTCAGATAGTCTACCCCGTGTCTTCGTTGCGCAAGCGGCTGGACGACAACGCCGTTGACCAGTTGCGGCAGTACGGCCACCTGTTCCGTCCGGTGATTGAATGGCTGGAAGAGCGGGCAAGCGGGCTGAAGGCCGGCGAGGATGCACAGGGCAGTTTCCGCGATGACTGCCCGAACCATCTTCATGTTCGCGCCATGAAGGGCGCGCGGATGGACTGCGATGATGTGATTCAGGAATTGCGGGAAGTTGTTTTTCCGGAGAGAAAGTAAACCGTCGAAAAGAAAGGCAGATCACTATGGACCCGACTAAAGAACCTGTTGTTGAAGGAACCGAAGACACCACCGTGCTTCCCGTTGCGCCGGTTGTCGAGCCGGTTGCCGCGTTGACTCCTGATGTTCAAGTTGCGCTGGTCTCTTCCAAACCAATTACGCCTCACGTCTACCCATCCACCACCGTTCGTGACCGCGTGTCTGCCGTGCTGGTGAAGAAACTTGGCAACTCCACCGAGACCGCGCATATCGTTGACGCCGTGTTGCGTGCGATTGCGGGCTGATTCTTTTAGGGTTCTCCACCAACCAACGAAGCGAGGTACACCATGGAAGGCGATGCAGTAGTTGATACAACCCCGGCAGCGGCAGACGCTCCGGTTGATGCAGTCGTGGATACCGCTGCGCCCGTTGAGGCCGCGGTTGATGCACCCGCTTCTGGTGAAGAATCATCCGGCGTCGAGCCTGGCGAGTCGGGCATGACTCCCGAACAGGAAGACGCGGCCATCATCGAGCAGGCGAAGAAGTGGCAGAAGGCGGAGTCCACCGACACGACCGGAGAGCCGCAGCGCGGGCCGGATGGAAAGTTCCTGAAGAAGGAAGGGGACGCCAAGACGGCAGACCCCAAGCCAGTCGAGGCCAAGCCCGCAGTGGTCAAGCCAGCCGATGCTAAGCCGACAGAGGCCAAGCCCGCTGAAGCCAAGCCAGCCACGGCCAAGACAGATTCGGCACCAGTCGCGGCAGGCGCCATGTTCGATGTCAAGGCGCTCATGGCAGAGGTTGACGCGGAGATCAACGCCCGCGAGTACGACGACGTTCTGGGCGACGACGGCAAGCCGCAGAAGACGACCGGCGCCAAGGCGTTTCAGGAGTACGGTCAAATCTCCGATCCGCTGCGCGACCGGCAGAATCTTGCCATCGAAAAGTTGATGGCGCGCATCGAACAGATGGTTCGTCCGGCGCTGGACGTGGCGCAGGCGCGGCAGGCAGAAACGGTGCAGTCTGACATTCAGGCCACCATGGCGGCAGTTGTCGCGGCTGGTGTGCCCAATGCAGCGGAGCTGCTGAAAGACCCGCGATTGCAGGAGTTCGCCAACGAGAACCCGCAATATGCCGGGATGCTCGTGGCCGACCCTGACCGGGCCGCGGATATCGCTTTCGTGATGAACCGCTTCAGCGAGAAGTACGGAATTGCCAAGCCGGCCGCAGCGGCAAAGACTCGCACGGCACCCGCAGCGCAGCCAAGGTCTCGTGAGGTTCAGGCGGCACTGGCATCTGCCCGCGGCGGGAGCGGAGCCGCTGAAGCAGGCGGAACGGACGCAGGACTTTCCGAGGACGAGAAGATTGTCGCCATGGCACAGCGCATGCAGCGCGAAGAGGCCGAGCGGCGCCGCATGACGGAGTAGATCGCTCCATGCCAACAGTCATTGACGCGCGAATCATCGCCGAAGTCTCGGAGCGCCTTGGCCTTCCGCAAGAACTGGTTCGCATTTTCTCCTGCCCGGTGTGCAAACAGAAGCGGTTTGCCGGCATGCTTGGCGCTGGCAGTATCGTGAAGGTGCGGTGCGCGCGGTCATCCTGCGCCCACCACCTTCCGGCGTCACCGTGGATCGTGCATGTGTCCGGCGCCGAATCTGAACGGTTGCGCGTGCATCGCTGCCCGTCTCCGCTGTGCAAGAACCCATGCCAGATCAGGGCTCCGCATATGCAATCCGATCAGGTCAAGTACGACAATGGCAAGCCGGTATGTAACTGGACCTGGTGCTGTGGATATTTCGCGCCCGGCACTCGCATCGTTGCGTGGTGCAAAGAAAGCAGTTGCGTTAACTACGCAAAAGGGTTTACGATTGTCTCCTAATCGAGGGCGATAAGACCGCCTCTCATACCAAGGCTTCAGGAGCCGCAATCTTCCGGACAAATTTCCGGAGAAAGGCTCCTAGTCATGGACACGAACACCTCCACGTTCACAGGACCGATTGCAGCGCAACAGCTCGCTGCAGCGTCCAAGATCCTCGTTTACATGCTTCCCGAGTTGATGGTAACTCGGTACGGCAGCCAGCAGGGCGTGCCGAACAACACCGGCGACACGATCAAGTTCACGTACTTCGATCTGTTCCCCGTGACCGGCGTTTCGATGATCGAGGGAGTGAACCCTGGGTCGCTGCCGCTCACCCGCAAGAACGTCTCCCTCGTCCTTCAGCAGTACGGCACCTGGACGCCGATCACTGACTGGACCGTCGAGCTGCACCCCGACAATATCATGGAGCCGATTCTCAAGAATCTGGCCGAGTGGCGCGCGCAGACCATGGAACTGGTCACGCTCAACACCCTGCTTGGCGGCCTGAACGTGCTGTATGCCGGTGGCGCCACGAGCCGCTTGACCATTGCTACCACGATCAATCGCCCGATGTGCGCCCGCGTCAACGAGATCTTCAACACGAACAGCGCGAAGAAGATCACAGAGATCATGCCCGCGACTGTTGGCGTTGGCACGAACCCGATTGCCGCCTCGTTCCTGGCCATCGTCACCCCGGCCATGGAAGACGACGTGACGCACTGCGTCAACTACAAGCCGGTTCAGATGTATTCGAACCCGAAGAGCGCCCTGCCCAACGAGTTCGGCAGCGTCGAGAAGATCCGTTTCTGCACCAGCAACTTCCTGAAGCCCTGGAACGCCGCCGCGACCACGACTGGTTCGCAGGCCGTGTACCGCAGCGGAGGCAAGGACACCAAGACGGGTTCCGCCGGTATCCCCGACGTGCATCCGATCATCTTCATCTCGAAGGAAGCCTACGCCGTCGCCACGCTGAACAGCACCAAGCAAGGCCGAGTGGTCCTGCGCAAGCCCGGCAACGCCGCCCCGTCCGATGAGCTCGGCCAGACCGGCAGCGCGGGTATCAAGTTCTGGTTCGGCGCCACGATCCTGAACGACATGTACCTGATTCGCGGCGAGGCGCTTTGCACCAACCCGTCTTGCCAGCCCTCGTAACCCGTCAACCGTTAACCCAACAGCAGAAACAAGGAACACCTTACCATGAACTTCAAGACTTACCTCGGTTCCGGCGCGGCCATGACGATTGGCCTGGGCGCTGTGCCCACGCGCCTGCGCATCATCAACCTCGCCACCGGTCTGGCAATCACGGACTGGCAAGTCGGGATGCTCGCCAACTCCGCGGTTGCGGGTGGCGTCATCTTCAACAACGCTGCGGCCATGGTCATCACCCCGCAGACCATCGCGCAGGGTGTGCAGCGGTACTTCGGCGGCGACCTGGTGGCCACGGCCGGCGCTTCCGTCGTGGTTGACCCGGCGCTGAACAGTACGCTCAACGTGAACTATGCTCCGGTCAACGAGCTGTTCTCGATGGACACGGCGGCGAATGGAACCGGCCATATCAGCGTGGCGCTGACCACCGGCGCCGGCGCTGGCTCGCTCATCGAGCTGGCCTATGTGGACGCTCAGGGTCTCTTCCAGTCTTGGACTGGCCGCATCGTTGCCCTGTCTGGCAGTGGTCTCACCGCCGATCAGGTGACGCTCGACTCGACCGCGCCGAACGTGTCCAATGCCCGCGTTGTTTGGGTAGGCCCGCAGTACGATCTGGTTCAGGTTCCCGCGGGCACGGTTGTGCCGGCCGGCGTGAAGCTGCTGAACACCACGTACATGACCAGCGCGGTGATGTACGGCATTCAGTGGGAATAACCCGAGTCTCTTCAACCCCATCCTGCCTCCCCGTGAAAAGGGCGGCGGGCGGAGAACCAGAACCATGAAACGTACAATCTCTCTGGCGGCTGTGATCGGCGTGTTGCTCCTTGGCGCGAGCATGATGTTTGCGCAACAGCCGGCGGTCAACACCCCGACGCACTACTGGGCTCCCCAGTATTTCAACTCCGCGATCTACTACGGGCAGGATTCGGCGCAGCAGTTGCCCGCGCTGATTACCGGCACGGCCACGAACGCTCAGGCTCTGGTCTCGTTCGGCGTCGTGTTCAAGAGCGCCCCGATGGTGTTCTTGTCCTGGAAGGAAACGCAGGCGGTCGACAGCGGAACGAATGAGCTATGGGCGGTTTCAATCTCAAAAACCAACTTCGTCCCGAAGACGACCATGGTTGCAGGTGGTGCGTACACGAACATCAATTGGATTGCCATCGGTCCGCTGTTCTAACGCACCGGATACAAGTTTCACCGAGCGGCTGTGGCTAACCCCGCAGCCGCTTTTGTTCAAACAAAAACACCAAAACGAGGACCAACATGGACCCCAAGACGACCAAGGAAGACACTCTGAAAGCCCCCACGCAGTCAATCGTGTTCAACACGGACAGCCTTCCGTGGACGACCGAAGCCGAAGCCGCGAACGAGATGCGCGCCCGGAGACTGGACCGCGAGACCTGGATGATTGCGCGGGCGCCGCAGGGCGACGGATGGGTTCTGATGACGTTCAAGTATGCGCTGGAACAGCAGCAGCGCCGGGACCGGGAGTCGATCCAAGTTGCCAAGAGTACCCCGCAGAAGTATTGGCACATCAAGGTGGACACGTCGGCAGACATCTCCAAGGAGGGGCAGATCGCACAGCCGGTGATGGTCAACGGCGAACTGCTCGTGCTGTACCTGAACTCCGCGGCCATCGTGTCAGACCAGTTCCTTGAGGCGCTGAACAACTCGGTTCGCCCGAACATGCAGCCGCGCACCAACCGCAAGGACGGGGACACCTTCGAGATCATCGGGTGGAAGGGGAGAATCAATTTCAGTGTTTTGAAAGAGGCGACCAAGGCCGAGTATGATGAATACTCGTCCCGCAACAAGGACCGGTTCGAGCGGTTCCAGTTGGAGCGGTCACGCGAAGGTCAACAGACATCGCAGGGATGATGACAGGGGGATCTCATGGCAACGCAATACTCAGACCTGCTGAATCAGATTGTCGGCGATATTGGCGACGTGAATCCTTCGCAGGTCGAGATCATCTTCCGGCGCTGCCTGAAGTCCTTCATGGAAAAGTCGCAGGTGTGGCGGACGAAGTTCAGCACGAGCCTTGCTGCCGCCACGCCTGACCCTGTTACGCGGGCTGCGCTTGAGGTGGCATATCAAGCGGCACAGGACACGGCCAACGCCTCCCCTGGCGACCTGGGGCTTGCGCAGGCGGCAGCGGACGCGCGCGCGGCGGCATGCGTGAATCCGACGTTTACGCTGGCGCGTTTGATCAAGACGGCGGCAGTTGTCGGCCCCCCGCCCGTGGCTGAGGTGGACTACACTGCCGTGGCTACCGGGATTCGGGTGGAGTACTGCCAGCGCAACGCCTTCCCGTACTGGAAAATCAACCCGCCGCCAGCCGCCGGCCAGCCGCAGACGCTCGAGATCCTGCCGCCGGTGTCGAGTTTGGGTACCGGCATTGTCATCATCCGCCTATTCTGGACCCCTCTTTTTGACTCTGACCCGGCGCTTGCCGTGCCGGACTGGGTTTATGAGCGGTACGGGGACATCCTGTCACAGTGGACCGTAGGCGAGTTGTGGGTGTCGGGGCGCGGCCGTAGGAGCGACCGGCAACTTGGCATGAGCATGCGCAACAACGCCATGCTCGATGCCGCACGCCTGTGTTCCCGTGTCAATGCGGAAGACCCGATAGCGATTAGCGTTTAGGAGATTTGCCATGCGTTACCTGATGACACTCTTTGCGTCCCTCTGCGTTGCGATGTATGCAGTCGCCGGCAACGATTGGCAGATGAACGTGGAGGCGAACAGCGACCAGATACCGCAGTTTACGCGGGAGTTTGCCCGCGGTGAGCTGTGGAACATCTCGCCGCTGGTTACGGACAACGGCAAAACCCGCGCCTGGCCGACGAACGCCACATTCATCTTCTTCTGGCAGCGGCAGAACATGACGACGAACTGGTGGGCAAGCACGAATGTGGTGTACCCCGTCTACCATTCCGTGACGATTGGCACGACATCACCAGTCGTTACATTGTACATCACCAACCTGACAGTGGTGACATACGAGACTACCAACAGCGGTGGAACGACAAACTACTTCTCCTCTACTAACCTGTTCACGAGCTACGTTGCATCGTACACAAACGTGAGCGTGATCGACACCGGGCGCGTGTCGGCAGTGTGGGTGGCGGGGATGGACGCCGGGGCGCAGTCATACAACTGGTTTCTGGGAGAGTTTGAGAACGGCAACCCCTGCTATCGGGTGAACGGGACAATCACCATGCGCGGTTCACCGGGGTACGGTGGCACGTTCACCGGCAACCCGATTCAGTTCCCGTGGGCAACGACAAACTTTGTCACGAACTTTTTCGGGCAGGTATCTGCATACTCGCTGCGCGTTGTGACCAACGGGGCTCCAGCCGGATACTACTACCTGCAAACCCCTGGGCATTGAGGGACACGACATGAACAAAATTTCTGTTTATCTTTGCGCGTTGCTGGTGTCGTGCGCAGCGTCGGCGCAGGTTACGAACTGGACTACAGTTAGCAACCTTGAGATCAACGCATCGCACGCGGATGTTGCGGCGAGCGCGACACTGGCACCGGACTACCTGCCGCTTTCCGGCGCAACGCCGATGTCGGGCACGCTGGAAACGGGTTTTAGCCTTGGGCTGTATTTCCAAACAGAAGGGGTTGGGCTGCATGTGGTGGCGGCAGACTATCTAGACATCAGTGGATTGTATTTTACTTCCGACATGGGGCACTCTTGGATATTGCCGTATTGCCTCAACAATCAAGACATGATCTTTGCCAGCACGGCTGACATCGCTAATGCGCTGGCTGGTTTGGGCGGCAGCGTGTCGTTCGCTACGAACAGCGCCTATGCCACGAACAGCGGGCACGCGGCCACCGCAGGCGCGGCTACGGACCTGACGGCGCGTGCCACGGCGGCGGTCGCACTGACCAACTGGACCACCACGACGGATGCGTTGTACCCGCGCAGCAACCCCAGCAACTACGTTGCGAGTTCAACGCTGGCATCGGGGCTGACGGCCGGGAGTAATTACGCCGTCACGGTGGCCAATGCAGCCAGCAGCGGCGCCATCGCAGTATCGGCCGCAGCGATCACTGCCGCGACAAACGGCCTTGTGACTGCCAGCGTCACCAACGGCCTGGCGTCGACCGCCGCGCTGGGATCCGGGCTGACCGCCGGGAGCAACTACGCCGTCAC